GCCAAACCTTTGGTATAACGTGCAGACAAAGAGTCATACAAGTTATCTTCGATAGCTTCTTCAGTTAAGGAGAAGCCCAAAGCAATGGTTTGGTGGTCGTAGCGAGCAGTCCATGCTTCTTGAGCATTGTCATACTGGATTGCGTTACCCTCGGCCTTGACTGGGGCAGCGGAGAATCCAGACAACTTGGTCTCTTCTTCAAAAGAACGCTCTGAGGTCTCGATTTCATAGATCTCTTTGTGTTCTTCGCCGTAACGAGCATACTCTAAGCCGAACAAAGCGTTCAAACCAGGAAGAAGCTCTTTAAGTAGCTGTGCGCGTGAAATAGCCATTATTAGCTCCTAATTAAGCGGTTTGAGTGCCGACGTTGTAGTAGTACTCATGTACGCCTTGGTTCCACTTAAGCAGAACTTCTGGGTACTGGGTAAATACTAGCGTCGAACTTGCGGGGATCGTAGTAGCAGTAGCAGCAGCACCACCAGCGTTGACCGTGCCGTATTGAGCATTGACAACAACAGATGTAGCACCAGCAGAAGCAGCTGTAGAAACCCAGTTAGCACAACCAACATACTGACCGTTAGAAGCTAAATAACCTACTTCCGTACCAACAGGCAGGGCATAAGGTAGTGCGCTAACAGTAAGAGTTGTAGTGCCGCTTGAGTATGTTGCAGTACCAAGACTAACTGCTGTGTCGCGAACGACATCAACAACACGCCAAGGAAGAGCAGCAGTAGTAGCAGCAGATGAAGCCAAAACACCGTTGTAAGAGTTGCCGGTGTTCTGGTTGCCTGCCAAATCAGAAGCAGCAATGTTCAAGCCAATCATAGCTGAAGATACCGAACCAATGGTCGAACCACCTTGTGCAGTCACAACAGCAGCCTTGAACACGGTGTCAGGATCATCAGTAACAATAGCGACTGCATCACCAGCAAGAGTCGATGCTGGCCAGAATTGGCTGAAACGCTTTTGCTTAGTAACTGGGTCAGTGAAAGAACAACCCAAGAAAATACCAGTCAAACCATAACCAACGCCGCCGGTCGAAGCCGAACCGCCAGTGGTTAAAGTGAGGCGGGTAACGAAACCACGAGTAATAGAAACAACATCGCCGTTAAAAATATTGGTTGCATAACCATACTGAATGGGTAAGCTACGGGTCGAGCCAGCAAAGACTTGACCACCAATAAGATTCAGCGGCTCAAACCCGTAAGGGCCTGGAACGATTGGATAAGCCATTTAAATCTCCATTAATTAGAACCTCTACCAAACGTGGTAGTAGACCGTCTTTCTTGAAAAATCGGCATACGTGAATCACTTTGCCGCATTAAATTGTTATCTACAGCTTCCGTCTGCGCCCGTGTTTGATCAGCGTAATAAGCTTGCTGTTGCTGCACGAATTCTTCTGGAGTCTTGCAAAGTAACAATCCACCAATCTCAATGTTGTCCTTAAAGCGACTATTGGGATCAGCTAGCAGTTGAAATTTCGGTTGCTCGCTTAGCAAGACTGGTTCCCAACCTTCCCTAATTCTTGTAGAAAGATTGCGGGGGTCCGCTTTGTCTAGCATCGAAACACGAATCCATCTGTACGCATATCCAGGAGCTTTATCTGGCTCAGGTAACAATTCCGGTGGCATCCACTGCTTAGGACGTTCCGTTACTGCACGGGTCTGAAGTTCACGCGTTATTCTGTTTTCAGCCATTTTAGGCCTCCATTTTAAGTGCGGCATTAGCATATTGCTCAGCCGTCAAGCCAAGTTTCTTTGCAATGTCTAATTGAGACTGTTTGAGTCTGATTTTTTTAGGGGATGTAGAACGGGTAGCTGGAGCCACAACCGTACTTGGCTTGCGAGTTGGAGCTACCTCCACCTCTTGTGTGTCGCTTTCAAAGTTCTCTGGAAAGCGTTTCTTCATGGTATCGTCTATGCGACGATAGTATTCTTGTGAGGACACAGGCACACCCTCTTCCTTCAGCTGCTCATGTAATGCTAGAGCAGTAGCCGTCATAATCCTATCTTGACCAAACCACTGGTTTTTTTCCTGCCAAGCTACAGCAGTAGGATCACGACGAATCGAAGATTGTTGCGATTGCGCCACTTGTTGGTTGATTTTTACTTCATTTTCATCTTCTTGTAAAGGTGTAAAACGAATATTCTTTGCTTTTTCAGCACGCAATGCAGCTTGAGTAAGCTTCTCTTGTGCCTCCAAAACCTTGTCAGGATCGCCTGATTCGTAGGCTTCACGGTAAAAACGCTTGGCTTCTTGAACTTCAAGCTCTATTGCTTTTTGTACCGAATCAACAACATTTTTTTCACTGTCGTTTAAGGAACTCTTAAGCTTCTTATTTTCCTCAAGAACTTTTTGAGCTAGTGTTAAAGCTTCTTGTTCACGTCTTGATGCTGCTTCTTTATCGCGGCGCTCATCGTGTGCAAGCTTCTTAAGTTGTAATAACTTGGTTTTTACTTTGGTTGAGTAATCTTCCAGTTCGTCGTTATAAAGATCTTCCTTGATATTCTCTGGAAGGGGTTCTTTATTACGATCTTCTGGGGGCGCATCATTGTCAATTTCAATTTCTAAATTTTCATCGACAGCTTCTTCGTCTGGAAATTTGTAAGGTTCCATATCATTCCTTTATTTGCGTCGGATTCCGCGTGGGTCATCTACAACCCCTTCCACGGTATCATCGTTTATCATTCTGAATTCACGACCATGTATAACCAGTCGCGATCCAGCATTTGGTCTTACTAAAATAAAGTCACCTTCTTTGCACCACGGCCCACTTGGAAACTTGGAATTATCCAAGTAACAATCTGGCCCTAGCGCAACCACAAACAAAACTGTGGTTAAGGTTTCTTCAATACGAACAGTTTCTTCGGCTTTCACCAATCCGCTTTCGTATGTGTCGTCAATCTCAGGAATAGCACAAAGAATGTGGTATCCAGAAGGACGTGGTAATTGACTTGCTTTTTCTTGCTCTGTCTTTTGTGTACTACCAATAATCTTAGGATTATCGGGGTTAGTTGCTAATAAAATATCAATCGTCATCTGATGTCCTTAGACGGTCTTGTAGGTCTAACATATCTCGACGGGCGGTTAATAGACCTTGGATTTCACCGACCATCTTTTTGTAATCCGCAAAGTCTTGAGCCATTCCTGAACCCATTGCCTCTTGGATATACAAAACTCTGTCATCTATTTTTTTACATAGATGTTCTAAATGCTTATCAATCATTTGTTACCTTTTTGTAAACGAGCCTTTTCCATAGCTGTACTAACGACCAACCTAGTGCGCTCATTGTTGGTTTTTATTGCATTAGTTTGCTGTGCTTTTTGCATATCCGCTTGAATACGCATAGCTTCCGTTTGCTGTTGCGCAGCAATTCTTTGTTGTTCAATCTGTAATTGCTGTTGTTTAAGCTGAATGTCAGCTTGGTCTTTCTGCGCCTTTCTTTGTACATCTTGTTGTTGAATTTGAATTTCTTGTTTTTGCATCTGCAATAACGGATCTTGAGCTTGTTGCTGAGCTTGGGCTTGAGCCGCTTGATTGTTGTGCATTTGTAATAGTTGTTGGCTTGCCTGTGCTACCAATCTAGAAACCTGAACCTCTACATCCTCTGGCATTTCCTTATTGGGTGCTGGCAATGACGCACCTAATTGCTTCTCTACTTGCGCTCTATACTGGAATCCCAGATGTTCCGCAATATGGGACTGTAATGCGCCCATAATCATATTTGCTTGCGGGTTTTGTCCTAGCGTCTGCATTACTACTGGATCTGACAAGAATGCTTGGTGCGTTGCAATATGTGCATCATGGTCTTGGTAGATGAATGCCTTCATGGGCTTGCCATTTACTGCCGCCATATTTTCAGATATTGGGTCTACCGGTTTTTCATCATCTTTCATTGGCAGAATCTTTTGCACGTTCTTAATGCCCAGCGTTTCTAGCATCTGTCTATGCAGGTAAGGCAAATCATAAATCTGGGGGGCGGTCTGTGCTAATTGAATTGCCGCCTGATATTGGACAACCTTTTGCGACATCGTAGCTGCATTGGGATCCGATACGGGAATGACATCCACATTGTCATAGTCCGCTTGTTTTACTTGGCGATCACCTTCTTCTGGCTCATAAGCGTATTCCGATGGGGTGTAGTCTCGGATAATGTCGCGAAGCAATCTTAATTCTTGTTTCATAGAGTAATGAATCCGCGCTTGGACGGCGCTCATTACTTTTAAGGTTCTTTCAAGAATTGCCAACGTCGTACCTACTGGGGAGTTTGCGTTCATATCCGCAACTTGGATATCCGCAGCAGATGCAAACCTGCGGCCTTCATCAACAATATTATTTAATAATGTATAAAGAACTTGACTTGGTTCCTTATAGGGCAAAGGCATAATATTGTCTTTCATTGCACCACTAGGTACATCTACATCCCTGAATTCGCCTGGTGCGATTGGGGTATCGTCTCCTTTGACACGCAACCCACGGGTCTTAAAGCCGCCAGGCAAGTTGGAGAGGGTTCCAGCATCGACCAATTGTCTGATAATAGAAGTGCCGGACTTAGCAAAAGCACCAATAAGATGAATGAGACCAAAATAATAGAAGCCAAAGCCCGGAACATAGCCATAGTGGACAAAATGCTGTCGCTTCTGCTTAAGTTTGTCTTCTGGTCTCCAGTTTCTCCGTATTGCGAGTACATTCTGTGTCCCCTTCTCAATTGTTACAACATAAGGTAAGGCAATTCCCGTAGGTTCGCCGTCATCATCTTTATCCTCAAACCCTTCGATGTCCAAATATACGTTCATCTCTAGAAGTTTGTAGCGATCATCCGATGTTGCACGGAATCCCATCTTTTCTGCGATCTTTTTCTCTACTTCGTCCAGCATATTGGACGGTGCGCCAAGATCTATATCTCTATAAAAGCCAGAAACTTGCAATTTTCTGAGTTCATTCTCAGTTTTCCGCATTACATGTGTAATACGTTCCGCTGTTTGTATGTTGGATGCGCCGTAAGGAACAACCAAGTCCTCCGCTGGTACAAAAAGAGAGATTTGCCGACCTAAACTTGGGTCGTAGTACACCTTTTTAAATGCGTTTCCTGCTAAACCCAAGCCCCAGATCATTCTTTCATGCTCAGGACGGAACTCTGTCATTACATCCGTTAGCTGATAGTTCATATCTGACTCTACACGGACTGCGGACTCTTTCTTTTCCGGTGTTTCTTTACCGATTATTTGTGTTTTTACTGGTCCCGCAGCAGGAAATGTAGACATAATCGTTTCTGCTTGGAACTTAACCAGCGCTTCCGATAGCATAGGATGGTAAACGCCGCAAGCCCCAGGCCAAGGTTCTGTGCGCTCTTCTATCTTCATGCCCAAAAGCTCTAGACCGTCTACATAAGTCTGCATCCAGTCCCGACGTGAGCTAATGTCATCGTCAAAATCAGACGTAAGTTCCGATGCAATGCTCGCTAACTCACGATCATCCATGTATTCGGCTAAGTTATCGTCAAACCCAACCTCTGTGGATTCTTTTTCAAAGCTGATTTCTAGCCCGTCTAGGTTGATATGTACAGCTTCTGGATCTTCAATCTCAATTTCTATATCAGGCTTAACCATAGATTCCAAACCTTGGGGCGCTGAATATAAACTTTTTTCAATAGACATATTTAGTCCTTAGTAATAACCACGTTTTCGTTTAAAGCTTGGAGGTTCATTTTTTTCATCTGAATCCAACGGAATAAAACCACCTTTCCTAAATCTTAACAATGCCTGAGTAGAGGAATCCACCAGGTCGTCATGGTCAGAATTAGGAAAAGAAGCCATCTCTTCTATTACTTCTGCCGCCCATCTTGTAGGAGGCGCCCATACTTTTCCAGAAGCAAACAAATCCGCAACAGCATTTACACGTACAATCTTATCGTTACCTCTGGTTGGTGTAAATTCTTGCACTGGGATACCCATCGCCCGTAATTCATAAATCAACGGCGCACCCGATGCTTTTGCTTCAACAATAAAAGCATCCGGCTCCCATTCCTTGTAATGCCTAAAAGCAGAAGCCTTTAGTTCAGGAAACTCTAAGCGAACCTTAAACGCGTCTAACAGAATAATATTAGGATCATTGTAATCTTCATCCTTGTAAAATACACCCCAAGTTGTACAAGCTGAATAGTCAGACCTTTCATTTTTAGTAAACGCCGTATCCCAAGACTGAATTACAAACTCACACCTAGGGGGCGAATCATTTTCCCAATTCTTCCACCACTCCCGCTTTATTAACGCACCTTCTTCCGATGTGGGCTGTTGCTGATACTGGGCATTCCACTTCGCTGGAGGGAGTTCCGAGCGTAAAGCCTCTAGTTCCTCTAAACTCCAAAACTCCGGCCATAAGGGTTTTCCAGATGGCAAAATAGCAGGAAAGTTTATTACCTCCCAATCATCATTGCCATCCCTATCTATTGACGATTGTAGTATTCTTCCTACTAAGTCTCTCTTGGACCATCGTGTCATAACTACGACTATAGCCCCGCCTGGCTGTAGACGCTGTCGTGGTCCAGACGTATACCATTCATACACCTGATCAAATATTTCTGGGTTACTCTGTGCTAACTTCGCCTCTTGTTCCGAGTGTGGGTCATCAATAATAAGAAGATCTGCGCCCTTGCCCGTTACCGTTCCGCCTACACCAATAGCAAAGTACTCTCCGTTAGCATTCGTAGACCAGCGCCCCGCAGCTTTAGAGTCCGACCGCAAATGTACATTCGGAAAAACCTTGGCATATTGTTCCGATGCTACTAAGTTCCTTACTTTCCTGCCAAAACCAACCGCCAGTTCCGCTGTGTTAGAACACTGGATAATCTTCTTATTAGGATACTTTCCCAAGAACCAAGCCGGTAACATATAAGATGCAAATTCCGACTTTGTGTGCCGAGGTGGCATGTTAATTATCAGCCTTTTTAACTTACCCTCCGCTATCTCTTGGAACTTCTTAGCCATTACTTTATGATGCCGCCCATTTACAAACCCTGGCCACATCTCATGTACAAACTTATCAAAATCCTTCTGAGCTATTTCCCGATTAAGACTCGCCTCGTAATCTTGTAACATAGCAAAAAAGCTATCTTGCTCATGTGCAGGTAGCTTAGATATCACATCCGCAATATCTTCTAGCCTCATTGGATTTCCCGCACCTTAACATACACTGGCCGTATACTACGTGCCCGTCTAGGAACCCTACGGCAAATCCCTAAGTCACATAACCTCTGCATACACTTATTAACACTACCCCGACTCTTGTCGCCCGTAATAGACATAACATCATCCACACTTGGACCAAAACCAAACCTCTTCCACCATTCATCTATCACAAGAAAGATCTGCTTCTGTTTCTCAGTCATAGGTATAAGTAAAGCATCCTCAAATTTCATATACCCCCCACCCATTTTTTATACCAAAACATAAGGGGGTACTTATCTATATATACACATACAATACCCTTACCCATATTTTGCATACCCATACCCCCTGTTACATTGTAACAAATCATATCTGTTACATTGTAACAACTCATTTCTGTTACATTGTAACAAAATTACTCATTCCTGTTACATTGTAACAAGTCGTCATCTTTGTTACATTGTAACAAGTCGTCAGATTCGGGTTGCATGGCTTCATCTATGGATTGTTTGTTTGTATTGATGGATTGTTTGTGTGGAATAGTATGCCTAGAGCCAGGCAGCTCAGGCACGGCCATTTCGGGGGGTGGGGCGTGGGTGGGGTCGTC